AGGGAGAATTGCTGTTTAAGCACTATGCTCACCACGGTTTTGGGTCGATTTCATCTGTAGCCGATGACCCGGAACGGCAACAGTCCAACATGAAGCTGTCTCTAAAAAGAAAGCTGAAAAACAAGTTTTCCGATTGCGTGCTAAGAAGCATGGGGCATACGCACAAGTTGATGGTTTGTAACCCGACAAGTCAGCTATACATAACAACCGAGGGTGACACGGTTAATCAGGGCTACACTGTGGCAAATCATACCGACGAATATATTCACCCAGACAACGCATATTATGTTAATACCGGCTCTTTTCTGAAATTATACATGAAGGGTTTTTCCGGGTACGCCGAATCGTTTGGGTATGATCCGGTTCAATTAGGTTATGCCGTTGCAATCGTGAGGGACCGGGAGATTCAGGAAATCAGGATGGAAAGGTTGGGTTAATGTTTAAAAAATGGGCCACTAAGATGTATTTAGTAGGTTAATGGTTGAATAATGAGCTATAAAACCACGGCAAAGCATTTTGAATTATTTAAAACCGAGTGCAGGAAGTGGCAGTCAGAGTTTGGGTTAATGTCTTATGAAGTCTCCTTTGAAAAGGTGACCGACTTAGAAGTAAGGGCAACATGTATTGCGAACCCGGTTAATCAAATGGTTACAATCGGGGTTGGCGCAAGGTGGGAGACCAAGCAGACAAACATGGGGATCAAAAAGTCTGCATTCCATGAAATGTTAGAATTGTTTCTGTGGGACATAAGAGAAATGCTTGGCGATATATATAATGACGATATCGTAAATAGAAAAATTCACCAGATTATCAGAACCCTCGAAAATGTTTTTTTTAAACCCTAAGCCGCCATCTTTAATGCTTTGATAGCCACCTTGTCTCCCTCATGGCGCTTTAAGTGTCGCTTTAACCCCTTAATTTTATTTTTCTCCCACCGTCTTTCAAATGTGTACCGCTTATGAGCCGGTTTCCTAAGCAACCGTCCTATTTTTCGTGCGCCCTTCCCGCCTGTGCTTGCCATATTATCTCCCTTGTTTATCCGCCATAAAACAATAAAAATATTCACACCCGTCTGCGGGGTCAGATGGTAGACAATGCAATGCACAAAAACCATCTCCAACATAAACAAAGCGCCTTCCACTACGCAAAATACCATTAAAGTTGAAGTGTTTGCAATAAGCACAAATATGACTATTTGAATCGCATTCCTGACAAAGTGTTTTCATATTATTAACCCCGTGATAGTTTTAGAATAATTCCAGCCAAGTCGTCAGATAATTGTTCTTGTAGTTTTTCTGTGCGCTTGTTTCCATCCGGCATGTCACACTCGTAATAACTCTCAAGATTAGCCCTGTACGCTTCTATTGGTGCATCGTACCCAATAATACAGGCATATGCCAGGTTTAAGCACGCTACGGTTATTGAGCGTTCTCTAAGGTCTAACATAATCCCCCCGAAAAAGTCACGACTATTTTGTGGTGTGGTTCAGAATAGTCGGGGCTGTTTGCTGTTCGGTGGTGCAATAATCTTCACACTGGCAACCAGCTTGATTACACGCACAGTCTGGATTTACACACAGAGTCGAACTCTTTTCCGCATCCGCTTGAATATCTATTTGGAGGTCGTTTCCGCACCAAGGACAAAATCTCCAATACGGGCCATCATATTTAGGGCCAGAACCGTGGCGCTCACAAAATATAGCTTGCATTATTAACTGTGACCTTCCATTTTCCCAATCTTTACAAGTACAATCTTTTATGTCGGACATTCGTACTTTTCGCATAGACAACTCCTTGTTTTTTTGCCCGTCTTTTTCCCTTTTTTAAATAGCGAAATTGGCAAGCTTACACCGGGCCTCGACTCCCTTTCAGGATTACCCGCACCTTATTCCTGCCCACACGCCTCAGCTTGCCAATTCCGCCACCACCTGCAAATTGTGAAAGAACTAATTAATGGTGGACCTGCTGGACTCGAACCAGCCCCGATGGTAAACAGTGAGCGCTGTATCTAACATCGTCTTCACCTGAACGTCCGGCCCGCAAATTGTAAAAGAGCTTTTCGGATTCTTTGTAAAATTGCGGGCGGGGTATCTTCACAGTCCTCAGTTCACCTAACAACCACCGAATCAACTTAATGACCGTGTGTGTGGCATCATCCACTAAATGCTTCGTCACCTGAGCTTGCTTGCCGCATTATTTCTCACGTGGCACCGTCGGATTTATTGCTTGCTCAAGGCTCCCCTAAGATTGGATGGCAACTCCAATCCCCGCAAATTGTGCCTCGCTAAAAAAGTGTGTCCGTAATTTCCTGAATCGTTCCGATAATTATATCACACTTTTCACGTGTTCTGTCTGGCGTTCTCAACAAAACGCCACTCAAACTATCACTCGCAGCAATCTCCGCACTCTTGTTGCTCGGATCCACTTCCTCAGCACCCGTAATCCGAGCGTGAAGCGCCCTTGCTGTGGATATTACAACGTCCATATAATCAACAGCCTCGCTAATTGCTACATGTTTTTCCAGTCTTTCTGTTGTTTGTGTGTCCATGCTACCTCCCATTTAAAATTAAAAGAACCCGAACTTACAGAAAACGCCCTAAAAACATAAAATACGCACACCCTAATAACCTAAATATAACCGGAATCTATACGGTCTAATCAAAGTCCGTTTTTTCCGGTTGACACAATGATAGCACCGTGGTAAATCCTTGTCAAGCATAAAATCAATATTAATTTAATTATTTTTTTATCAGAAACCGCTTGACAAATCCTTGCCGACATGAAATGATGCGGATCATGAAAACACAAATCAAGAAATATCTCAAGAAGCACGGGCTGACCATGAGTGCGTTTGCTTTCAAAGTTGGCGTGGGTAGGTGGTCTGTCAATCGGTATATCAACCAGCCCAAAGCCGGGTTGACTTATAAGGTATATACCAAGATTCAGGCGTACATGACGTTGAACCCATGACGGAATCACCACTACAAACGCAAATAGGCGGCGACCACTACAAGAATTTTGCGATACAGCCGATTGAATTTATCTTTAAAAACGACATAGGTTTCATTGAAGGCTGCGTTATTAAAAGGATGTGCAGATACAAGTACAAGGGAACGCCTATTGAGGATTTGGAAAAAGCAAAACATGAGATTGAATTTCTTATTGAATTTCACAATGAAGAAAAGGAGGGATAAATGAACCAACAAGAAAAATCGCTTCTTTTACTCGCTATGTTTTCATGCTCGTTTTTAATTCCTGCTCTTATAGAAAAAGATATAGTATTCGTGCTTATATTTCTCATGTGTTTTGTCTTTACAGGAGTTTTATTTATCTTACATTAAAGGAGGGATAGAAATGAGTTTACAATTAATTCAACAAGAACTTAAAGCACCAAAGAACCAAGAGAATAAGTTTGGCGGTTTTCAGTATCGGTCATGCGAAGACATTCTTGAAGCCGTAAAACCGTTACTTGAACAACACAACTGCACGCTGACCATATCAGACGAACTTGTTTTAATTGGTGATAGGTATTATGTCAAAGCAACGGCAACAATAAGTGGTGCTGTTTTCACAGATGGGTGCGCGGCTGTGGGTGTCACCGCATACGCCAGAGAACCGGAAAGCAAAAAGGGCATGGATGCCTCCCAAATCACGGGGGCATGTTCATCTTATGCAAGGAAATACGCTCTTAACGGGCTGTTTCTTATAGACGACACAAAAGACGCTGACGGCATGGACAATCGAAAAACGGACGACCAGAACACCATTAAACCAAAATTACTGTCGACAATGAAAAGCGCTTGGAAAAATGCTGTTGCGGCATATGTCAGGGATAGTAATTTTGACCAAATCGAAAAGCGCATGACGATTTCGCCTGAAAACAAAGAGCTGATAAAGAAAGATGCCAATGAAATGGGTTGATGTAATTCAAAACACTCCCGAATGGTACGCCCTACGAGTCGGCAGGGTTGGCGGTTCGTCTATCGGTAAAATCATGGCGAACTACGGTAAATCATTCGGCCCACCAG